CCCTCCCCGCGATGCGTACGGGTCAGGGCCGATGAGCCGACCCGAAGTGGCGCTGAGCGCCCGCGCGCTGAAGCGGAGCGCGACGGAGCCGGCCTGAACCGCCCGGATCCCTGTATCCGGACCCTGACGCGGTACGGGCCATTTCAGGGCCTCGGGAGGTGATTCGCCATGTCCTACGACGGTAGCTCCTGGCAGTAGGAGCCGAGCCGTCCCGGGACCGTGACCGAAGAGGAGCGCCGACGAATGGCCGGAATGGGTCCTCCGCCGAAGGCAGCGGGAGAGCGGCGACGTCGGAACGCGGTCCCGGGCACGGTCTACCTCCCGGCCGAGGGTCGCCAGAAGAAGGCGCCGCGGTTCCCGCTGGCCGAGCTGGACGTGACGAAGCTCCGCGAGCGGACGCTCTGGTCGGCCGCGTGGCGCACTCCCCAGGCCGTCGCCTGGGAGCGGTTCGGCTGGACGGTCGAGGTCGCGCTCTACTGCCGGTGGGTCGCACTGGCCGAGATGGGCAGTCTCCAGGCCGCTACGGAGGCCCGCCAGCTCTCCGACCGGCTCGGGCTTACCCCGCTGGCGCTCCTCCGGCTCCGCTGGGAGATCGTCGAGGACGAGGTCGGCGACAGGCGCCAGGAGGCGAAGCCAGCGGCCGACGTTCGCTCCCGGATCCGCGCGGTAGACAGTGCGCTGGCGGGGTCCTGACTTTCCCGGCGAGTATCCGACCCTCGGGTACTCCGTCGGCGCCTGGATCGAAGCGAACGTCGTCATCCCGGACGGCGACGTCGCGGGCTCGCCGTACCTCCTCACCGACGAGATGTGGCGCTTCCTGCTCCAGTGGTACCGGGTCGACCCGTACCGCCTGACGAACCGCGGCCGGCCGGCCTTCGCCTACCGCGGCGCCCAGCTCATGAGGTCCCAGAAGTGGGGAAAGGGACCGTTCGCCGCGGCGCTCGCGCTGGCCGAGGGTCTCGCCGACGTCGTCCCGGACGGCTGGGACGCACACGGCGACCCGGTCGGCCGTCCCTGGCCTACGCCGCTGATCCAGATCACGGCCGTCTCCGAGGACCAGGCCGACAACGTCTTCCGGGCGCTCCTCGGCGAGATCCGCGAAGGCCCGCTGGCGCACCTCGACGCCGGAGAAACCCGGATCAACCTTCCGGGCGGAGGCCGGATCGACCCGGTCACCGCGTCGGCGAAGAGCCGGCTCGGCCAGCGTGTGACGTTCGTCGTCCAGGACGAGACTCACCTCTGGCTCGACACAAACTCGATGGTGACGCTCGCGAACAACCAACGGCGCGGCGCCGCCGGCATGGGCGGGCGCTGGGTCGAGACGACGAACGCATACGACCCGGCGGAGCGCTCGGTCGCCCAGCGGACGCACGAAGGCAAGGCCGCCGGGGTCCTCCTCGACAACCGCACGACCCGCGCGCACGTCGACATAGAGGACCGGCCGGCGCTCCTGAAGGCGCTCCGCGAGGTGTACGGCGACTCATGGTGGGTCGACATTGAGCGGGTAGCCGACGAGGTCCTCGACCCGTCGACGATGGAGTCGGACGCTCGCCGCTTCTTCCTCTCGGAGATCGTCGCCGGCCAGGACGTCTTCGCGGATGCGACGGCCTGGGCCATGCACGCGCGGCCGGACGAGAGGGTCCGCGCCCGCGAGGTCGTCTGCCTCGGATTCGACGGCTCGAAGACCGACGACGCGACCTCGATCATCGGCGTACGCGCCGACGGGTTCGTGTTCCACATCGCGACCTGGGAGCGCCCGGCCGGACACGACGGTCCGTGGCGAGTCCCCAGCGCCGACGTCGACCGGGTCCTGAGCCAGTGCTTCGAGGCCTACCGCGTTGTCTACCTGTACGCGGACCCCTGGAAATGGCAGGACTACCTGGACGCATGGTCGGCGCGCTGGCCGAAGCGAGTCGTCGAGTTCCCGACGAACGTCGAGGTCCGGATGGACAAGGCGATCGAGCGCTGGCGGACCGCCTTCCGCTCCGGCGAGATCCAGCACGACGACTCCGAGGTCCTGAACCGGCACGTCGCCGGAACGGTGATCGCGAAGGGCAAGCGCAAGAGCCCGCGGGACGGCGAGATCGCCGCCGGGACGGAGTTCTACATGCGCTTGGTGAAGAAGAACAGCACGGTCAAGATCGACGGCTCGGTCGCGATGGTCCTCGCATACGAGGCCCGCGGGCAAGCGCTGGAGGACGGGCTCCTGAAGCCCGCCGTCGATCCACTTCGGACAGTCTGGTGAGGAGCGATCGCGTGAAGCTGCGCCGCGTCGCCGTCCCGCCTGCCCTCGGGCTCCTCGGCCTGGCTCTCATCGTCGCCGGGGTCGCGCTCGTCCTCGGTCCCGGCTGGGCGCTCATCGCCGCCGGGGTCGGGCTCCTCGCGGTCGCGATCGACTGGAGCGCGTCGGCATGAGGAGCCTTCTGTTCGGCGGCTCGAAGCGCGCTCTCGGAGACCCGGGCGACCTCCTCGTCCCGACCCGCCAGCCGCTTCGCTCGACCGCCGGCCAGCCGGTCACCTTCAATACCGCGTTGTCGGTCCCGGCTGTCTGGGCCTGTGTGCGGATCCGCGCGGATATCATCTCGACGCTTCCCGTCGATGTGTACCTCCGCCGGCCGGGCGCTCCCGCCAGTCCCCAGCCGACCCCGGTCATCCTGTCGACGCCAGCCGCGAACAACGTCGACATAACCGAATGGCTCTACGCGTCCCAGGTCTCACTGGATCTCCGCGGCAACGCCTACGGGATCATTCAGGACCGCGACGGCCTCGGGTTCCCGCGCCAGATCGAGCTGGTCCATCCCGACGCGGTCTCCGTGAACCTCCGCAACGGCGAATGGGTCTATCGGATCAAGGGGAAGCGCGTCCCGACCGTGGACGTCTGGCACGAGCGCCAGCACGTCGTACCCGGCTCCATCGTCGGCCTGTCGCCGATTCAGGAGGCCGCCTCGTCGATCGGGGTCGCTCTCGCCGCCGAGACCTACGGCGCGGAGTGGTTTGGCTCGGGCTCGCACCCTGACGCGATCCTGACGAACAAAGACCTCGAAGAGCTGGAGCAGAAGGACGCGGCGATCGTGAAGGATCGCTTCCTCGGAAGCGTCCAGCGCGGAGAGCCGGCCGTCCTCGCCGGGGGCTGGCAATACCAGTCCGTACAACTCTCGCCGGCCGAGGCGCAATTCATCGAGAGCCAGCGATGGAGCCTCGCCCAGATCGCCCGCCTGTTCGGGGTCCAGCCGGAGATGATCGGCGGAGAGGCCGGGAACAGCCTCGTCTATGCCAACGTGGAACAGCGCGCGATCGACTTCCTGACGTACGGGATCGGCCCGACGATCGCCCGCCGTGAGCGCGCTCTGAGCCGGCTCGTCCCGTCGCGGCAGTACGTGAAGCTGAACACAGGCGCGCTCCTGAAGACCGACCTCATGACCCGCTACCGGGCGTACGGGGTCGGCATCGGCGCCCACTTCCTGACGCCCGACGAGGCCCGCGAGCGCGAGGAACTCCCGCCGCTGACCCAGGAACAGAAGGACGAACTCGCCGCGATCCAGGTCGACCCGGCGATCGCGAAGGGCGGACCCGCCGTGAACGCAACGAAGGAAGAGTGACGATGACCCTCGCCGAGATGCGGGCGGCGCGTGAGGCCGCGGTCCGCGGTCCCGTCCGCCGGATCTTCGATGCCCGGATCTCCGTCCGCGCCGCCTCCGAGGGGTCCTCGACGATCACCCTCGACGGCTACGCGTCGACGACCGAACAGCCTTACTCGATGTGGGACTGGTACGGCGAGTATTCCGAGGTCATCTCCCGCGGCGCCTTCGCGAAGACCCTGTCGGAGAAGCCCGACGTCGCCTTCCTCCTGAATCACGGCGGGATGACGCTCGCCCGCACGAAGAGCGGAACGCTGGAGCTGGAGGAGGACGAGACCGGCCTTCACCCGGTCGCCCAGCTCGACACGCGCGTCCAGGCCGTGAAGGACATTCAGATCCAGGTCGGCCGCGGTGACCTCGACGAGATGAGCTTCGCCTTCCGGATCGTGCGGGCGAAGTGGTCGCCGGACTACTCCGAGCTTCGGATCGACGAGGTCGACCTCTCCCGCGGAGACGTCTCCGTCGTCAACTTCGGCGCGAACCCGACGACCTCGATCGCCCAGCGGTCCGCCGACGTCCTCGCGCACCTCGACACGCTCGACGAGCGACAGCTCGCCGCGATCGAGGAGCGCATCGCCGCCCGCCGGCTCCCGGCGGACGCAGAGCTTCGCGAGCGCCTGAAGGCCTTCGCGTAGGAGAGCGCACGCCGCGCCGGACCTCGCGCCGGGCCTCCGACGGGAGGACACCACCCGAGGCACCACCCGAACGCGCTCCGCCCCCGTCAGTCAACCGTCCTGAGAGGACACTCGCATGACCCCCGATCAGATTCGCGCTCGTATGCGCGAGCTTCTGGACGAGCGGGCGCGGCTGGAGACCGAAGGCGCGGAGATCCAGGCTCGCGCCGCGGACACCTCCGCCACGGTCTCGGAGACCGACCTCGCTCGCGCCCAGGAGATCAACACCCGTCGGCGCGCGATCGACGGCGACCTGGAGACCCTCCAGACGTCGCTGACCGAGGCCGAGCGCGACCAGAGCGCTTCGGAGCGCGCCGCGGCCATGCGTGCCGCGCTGGGCCTGTCGCCGACCGGCCAGGAGCCGGAGCGGCGCGTCGGCGGCGCTCGCGTCACGGCCGAGGAGCGCACCTACAGCGCAGAGAAGAGCCGGCGCGGTGTCGCGTCCTTCTTCGCTGACGCCTTCCGGATGCGCGAGCACAACGACCCGACCGCCTTCGAGCGCCTGACCCGCCACGGTCGGGAGATCGAGGTCGAGGGAGAGGCGACCCAGCGCGCCATGACGACCGGCGGGTTCGCCGGCCTCGTCGTGCCCCAGTACCTCGTCGACATGTACGCGCTGATCCTGCGGACCGGCCGGCCGGTGGCGAACCTCGTCCAGGGGATGCCGCTGCCGGACCAGGGGATGCAGCTCATCATCCCGCGCGGCACGACCGGCGCGACCGTCGCCTCCCAGGCGACGGAGAACTCGAACGTCTCCTCGACGGATGAGGTCTGGGCGAACCTGACCGTCCCGGTCGTCACCATCGCCGGCCAGCAGGACGTCTCGCGGCAGTCGCTGGAGCGCGGCACGCCCGGCCTCGACGAGCTGGTCTACCTCGACCTGGGCGGCGCGTATCACGCGGAGGTCGACCGCCAGGTCCTCAACGGCTCCGGCGCGTCGAACCAGATGCTCGGCATCCTGGCGACCTCCGGGATCAACGCCTCGACCGCGTACGGC